AGAAGGCGAAGAAGAGGAAGAATCAGATGATTTTGGCTCAGACGAGTCTGACGAAGAATCTGAAGGTGAATTAGAAGATCGCGTTCTTGACTTAGAAGATGCTTTAGACGAGTTAAAAGCAGAGTTTGAACAATTAATGGCAGGTGAAGAATCTGAACCAGAACATGCTGATATGTTTGGTGGTGAAGAAGAGCCAGCTGATGAATTCGGTGCTGAATTAGGCGGCGAAGAAGAAGAAATGGATGAATTTGCATATTTCATGGAATATGTAAATAAAGTTGCATTACCTAAACACGGTGATGACGGTGCGAACAAAAAAAGTGTTTTGAACAAATCAAAATACAATGACATGGGCGGTACTGTTAGCAACTTAGTTCAAGGCGCAGAAGCTGATAAAAAAGGTACAAAAGGTGGTTTATTAAACCCATCTACACAAGACCTTAAATCTGGTAACGTAAATGTTCCAGGAAACAGCAAAGCACCAAAATTAAGTACTGTTTCAAAAGGCCATGGTGCTGAAAAGAAAGGTACTGGTGAACAATCAGTAAACGATAAAAGTTTAATCAAAGGACGATAAAACGATGATATATCTTCGAGAAAATTTGAGTTTTAATGAAGCTCATATGATAGTCGAGTCTGATGACAGAGAAGGTAAAAACTTGTATATGAGTGGTATTTGTATACAAGGTGGCATACGTAATGCAAATCAGCGTGTATATCCTGTTAATGAGATTAGCAAGGCTGTTAAAACTCTTAATGACCAGATACAAAATGGCTATTCAGTTCTTGGAGAAGTTGATCATCCTGATGATTTAAAAATAAATTTGGACCGTGTATCTCATATGATTGTAAATATGTGGATGGACGGTCCTAATGGATATGGTAAGTTAAAAATTTTACCAACTCCAATGGGACAACTAATTAAAACGATGCTAGAAAGTGGAGTTAAATTAGGAGTTTCTTCAAGAGGATCTGGAAACGTCAGTGGTGACGGAAATAATGAAGTATCAGATTTTGAAATTATCACAGTAGATATGGTGGCACAGCCATCAGCCCCAGGTGCGTATCCTACACCAATTTATGAACACTTAATGAATGCCCGTGGTGGTTATAATGCATTTCGCATAGCGAAAGAGGTGCAGGGCGATCCTATGGCACAAAAATATATTAAAGAATCATTAGTTAATATTATTAACGGGTTGAAATAATGGGATTAGTTGCTTTTTATAAAAGCCATATAAGAGCAAAAAAAATAAATACATTGGTAGAAATACACATGTATAAAAAACCAGAGAGCTTATTAAACGTTATAAGCAACCTCAAATAACAGGAGAAATCAAAAATGTTAGATGCATTAAAAACGTTATTTGAAGGCAATGTAATTTCGGAAGAAGTTAAACAGTCAATTGAATCTGCATGGGAATCACGTATTACTGAGAACCGTGTTCAAGTGGCGCAACAACTTCGTGAAGAATTCGCACAAAAATATGAACACGATAAATCTATTATGATTGAAGCAGTAGAGCGTATGGTCTCTGATCAATTAAGTAGTGAAATTAGTGAATTTGCTGAAGATCGCAAACAATTAGCAGAAATGAAAGTTAAATATGCTAAAAAAATGACTGAAAGTGCCCAAGTAATGAAGCAATTTATTACAACACAATTGGCAAATGAAGTTAAAGAGTTGCACGAAGATAAAAAGCAAATGGCTAATAAGTTCGGTGTGTTAGAAAACTTCATTGTTGAAGCTTTAGCTCAAGAAATTACTGAGTTTTACAAAGACAAACAAGAAGTGACCGAAACTAAAGTTAAACTTTTACGTGAAGGTCGTAAAGAGATTAAAAAAGTTAAAGAACAGTTTGTACAACGTGCAGCTAAACTTGTTGAAAATGTAGTTAATACTGGATTACGTTCAGAAATTTCTGCACTTAAAGAAGATATCGAAGCAGCTCGTCGTTCAGATTTTGGTCGTAAGTTATTCGAGGCATTTGCGTCTGAATATCAAATGAGCTATTTAAATGAAAAATCTGAAACTGCTAAATTGCTAAAAGTCATAGACATGAAAGATTTAGCGATGCAAGAAGCAGCAAAAGCTGTTGTTCAAGCAGAGCAATTATTAGAAAGCAAACAAGCAGAAATTAGTGCATTGAAAAATGCAAATAAAAGAAAGGACGTAATGAGCGAATTGCTTGCTCCATTAAACACAGAGCAACGTTCAATCATGAGTGAATTATTGGAAGGTGTAAAAACTGAAAAACTTACTGAAAGCTTTGACAAGTATTTACCAGCAGTTATTTCTGGTAATTCAAAATCAACAACTAAACAAAAATTAGTTGAGGCAAAGGAAGTAACCGGAAATAAAACTTCCAAACAACAACATAGCGAAGCAGAGTCAAACATTGTAGAGATACGTAGACTCGCTGGGCTTTAATAATTAAGGAGAATATTAATGTCAGAAATTCTTAATGGCCGTTGGGCAGAAACTAAAGAAGCCCTATTAGAAGGTCTACAAGGTAACAAAC